TGGGCTGGCGCGTCCCGCTGTTGACCGACAGCGGCAGCAGCCCCCTCGTCGTGTTGAAGAAGCACGACGCGCTCCCGGCCCTCGTCGCCGCCACCGTCATCACCCCGGAGGAGGCCGACCGATGATACCGACGCTCATAGAGGAGGCCGAGGCGGAGCGGGTATTGCCCGACCTCCGCGTCCACGATCTGCTGGCGCTGATGAACTACGCGGTCATCCTCGCCCACGAGCTGAGGAAGGCCGGCCTCGCCGACGAGGCCGCCGGCGCCGAGGCGGTCCTCCGGAACGTCCGGGGTCGTGGTAGCGGCCCCTCTTAAAAACTAACCAGCGACTGCGCCGTAGACGCCTCCCCCACCTCCACAGAAGGATCGAGCCGATGCTTCAACTCTATTACGGCAGCAATCCGCTACCCTGGTCGGTGGTCGAGGATGATCGGTACCCAGGTATGTGGCGCGTTCGATCCGGGGACGGCACGCTCTCCGACATGACCAACCTGACGCGGGCCAAGGATGCGGCCATGACGCTGGCCGCCGTGCGCGACTGGAAGCGGTGCCGCTGGCGGCCGGGGGACATAATTGTCCCGTCTGATATGCCCCCTCGGGAACGAGTCTCAACTCAGCATAAATAACACGGCGATTTATTTTATGAACGATGTCAACGACTTACGCGGTAAATCGCGAAATCGCGGTGGCCAGTTTTCGACCAGATATCGACCAGAGTCTCAACTTGCGACACATCGTGGGACAGAAGAGTGCCCCGAGATGTCCCACGAACCAACCGGCCGGGCGGACCCCCGGTAGCGACCGAAGGAGACTTCAAAGATGACGAACATCATCCGCCACGGCGACCGCCCCCACGAGGGGCTGATCAACCACCTCGAGCGCGAGGCGATATTCGGCAGCAAGAAGCCCAACGGGGCACCGCCGCCGATCGACGACGCCGACCTCGGCCGGCTGTCGGCCGAGGCGGTCCTGACCCAGTACGAGACCGCGGCGCGGAACGTCGAGGAGATGGGCGCCGCCGTGAAGGAGAGGATCGCCGCCCTCGAGGAAGCCCTCCGGGAGTGCGACAGGGACATGAAGCTCCTCGGCGAGGCCGCGAACGCGATCCGCGACAAGGGCAAGCTCGCCTACGCCCACATCGAGCACACCGCCCAGGTGTCGAGCGCGATCAGGTCGGTCTGCGCGGAGTTCCAGAAGAAGTTCGAGAACGGGAAGACGTGAAAAAGAAAGAGGCCCGCGCGAACGCGGGCCTCGAGTAGGGGGATCAATGAACTGAGAACCGGGACGAGCCACTTCTTGGGAGGTGGCTCGTCTTTCGTGATCTCAGGGTTGTTCGAGATCGTCCCGCGTGGGGTCGGGGGGGACAGAGGGACCAGCGGGACGCCGGACCGTAGCAGGTCGCCGCCCGCTCTGCCACGGCCGGTCGTGGTAGCGATCGGCGTCGCAGGGCACCGCGCGCGGCGGTGCCGCGCGTGGGCGCCTGACGGCGGCCGCCATCCGGTCGAGGAAGGCGTAGGCGGCGCGCCGCGCCTCCTCGCAGGCCAGACAGGTCACTGCGACGGCGTCGGCGCCGGCACGTTCGGGATGCCGATGAGCACCCAGCCCGTCGACTCCGACCAGCCCGCGTGCCAGTCGATGATCTCCGGCGGCTTCGCCGGCAGGATCGGGTCGCCCCAGATCTGAGGCGGGGCGACGCCACCCCAGAACCCGAGGGGCGGCTCGCTGCCCCCCGGTGCGATAGGGTGCGCGGGGTGCCCCGGCGACGGCCAGATCCCGGGAGGGATGATCGGCTCCGACCAGATCCCCGGTGGCGGCTTCTCCGTCCCGGGCGGCAGGACGATCGGGTGGGTCGGCACGTTCACGTCGCCCCAGATGCCCGGAGGGGCACCGCCGGGCGCTATAGGGTGCGCGGGGTGCCCCGGCGACGGCCAGATCCCGGGAGGTTGCCCGCCGGGCGCGATCGGGTGGGCCGGCTGGCCCGGTCCGGGCCAGACGCCGGGAGGCGGACCGCCGGGCGCGATCGGGTGGGTTGGTTGCCCGGGGCCCGGCCAGACGCCTGGCGGCGGACCACCGGGGGCGATCGGGTGGCTCGGCGCGCCGCCGGATTGAAGCGGGATGATGTAGGCGAGATAACCATCGCTCATTCAAGTCCTCCTGTTGTTGCCGTCTCTCGGCAAGGTTAGCTGATAGTCGACGCGTGCGACACTCTTACTTCAGACTTAATTAATGAACGACCCGGACGATCCCGCCGATCACCTCGCTGGCGATCCAGAACGCGATCGCGATCCAGCCGAGGTGCCAGGGTCCGAAGGTCTGTATCCGCGTCGAGATGCAGGCGATCACGAAGGCGAAGACGAGGAGGATGAGACCGATGTTCTGCATATTCACTCTCCCTTCTGCCTCGCGATGCACTGCCTCATCGTCGACGACTCATCATATGTCGGCCGACAACAGGGCGGTGAAGGACACGAAGCCGATGCCGGTCCCGGTCACGATGTAATAGACTATGAGCGTGCCGAATGCCGATCCTGAGTTGGTCAGACCAGAGGCATTATTGTAGCTCGGAATGGTGAGCGCCACCGTTGGAGTTGTGCGCATCGCTACCGGCAGCGTCCAGGACTTGTATATGTTGCCGCCCGCCGTACTGTATGAGCCGTCGGCGACGGAGACGATCTGATAGAACCGCTGGCACTTCGCCAAGTCCTGCTGCGGATCGGGCTTCTCCAGCGGCGTCGCGACGGTGCCGATCTCAAGCTGGACACCCCAGAGGTAGACGGTGCCTGACTGGGCTCCGACGCCCCCCGACGCGGCGCTGAAGCTCGATCCGCAACTTAAGTAGAACACCAGTTGGGTGGAGTGGTCGTTGTTCGTTCCGAGGGTCTTGCCGGCGGTGCTCGGGACGCTCAGCGTCACGCTGTAGCGCGCCCAGCTAGCCGTTGGTGCGATGGCAACACCGTTGGCAGTGACCTTTGCAGACGGCGATCCGCCGGTGCCAAAATTCTGATTGACACCCACACCAAGCTTGGCGATCCCGGCCGTCGCGGTACACCAGAACGACACGGTCACGGTCTTGTTGCCGAGGCGACGACAATTCTCTATGTTCTGATAGAACACGATGTTGTCGGCCGCCCCTGCTGTACCGGCGACGACCACCCCCATATAATTTTGACATGCCTCGTCGCCGACCGCGGTGCGGTCGGCATCGGTGGCGGAAAGGATGCTGGTGCTGCTGGTCCCGTTTAAATAAAACTGCGGCCACCGATCTGCGGTGAGGTTGTTCGTCGTGAACGGACCCGCTCCGCGCTGCTGGATGTTGAAGAGCGGGTTGTGGAGCAGGTTTCGCCCGACGTCGTGGAGAGCTGGAGATGCAGCGACAGACGCCGCTACGAACGCCGTGCTGGCGACGTTGTTGCTGCTGTCCCCGGCCGCCATCGTCGGCGCGGTCAGGCCCGCGCTCGCCGCCAGCGGTCCGGTCATCGTGTCGCCGCTCTTCGCGACCTTGGTGTCGACGTACTGCTTCGGCGCCGCATCGAGGACGCCGACTGGATTGCCCTGGAGCGTCAACGCGCCGGTCATCGTGTCGCCGGCCTTCAGCACGCGAAGATCGGAGTACTGCTTGGTCGCCGCCTGAAGCGGCGAGGTCGGGTCAGCGGCCAAGACCAGCGGTCCCGTCAGCGTGCCGCCAGTCAGCGCCAAGCCCTGCGCCCAGGCGGCGTTGACGCGCCCGTAGAAGTGCGAGTCCGACGGTGCGTCCGGGATGCCACCCGCCTTCGCATCGACGTACTGCTTGGTCGCCGCCTGTAACGCCACCGTCGGGTCGGCAGGCAGCGTCAGCGGCCCGGTCATGGTGTCGCCGGCTCTCAACACGCGCGTGTCGACGTACTGCTTGGTCGCCGCATCGAGAGCCCCGGCTGGATCGGCCGCCAGCGTCAGCGCGCCAGTCATGGTGTCGCCGATCCGCGCGATCTTGCCGTCGACCATCTGCTTGGTGGCGGCACCGAGCGCGATCGTCGGATCGGCTGGCAGCGCCAGCGGGCCGGTCAGCGTGCCGCCCGCGAGCGGCAGGCCGCGGACCCAGGTTGCGTTGACGCGGCCGTAGAGGTACGAGTCCGATGGCGCCTCGGTGATAGCGCCTGGAGTGTGGGCGTCGACGTAGGCCTTGGTCGAGGCCTGGAGCGGCGAGGTCGGATCGCCGGGCAACACCAGCGGGCCGGTCATGGTGTCGCCGGCCTTCGCGATCTTGCCGTCCACCATCTGCTTGGTCGCGGCACCGAGCGCCAACGTCGGATCGGCTGGCAGCGTGATGCCGCCCGTCATGACGCCGCCCGCGAGCGGCAGGACGCGCGCCCATGCGGCATTGACGCGGCCGTAGAGATACGAATCCGATGGCGCCTCGGTGATAGCGCCTGGAGTATGGGCGTCGACGTAGGCCTTGGTCGACGCCTCCAGCGGCTGGACCGGGTCGCCGACCAGCACGAGAGTCCCCGTCATGGTGTCGCCGGCTCTCGATATCTTGGCGTCGACGGTCTGCTTGGTCGCGGCGCCGAGGGCGGCGGTCGGGTCGGCGTTGAGAACGAGCGACCCGGTCATGGTGTCGCCGGTTCTTAATATGCGTGTATCGACGTACTGCTTGGGCGCGGCCTGGAGCGGCTGAGTCGGATTGCCAGGCAGCGTCAGCGCGCCGGTCATCGTGTCACCGGTCTTCGCGACCTTGCCGTCGACCAGCTGCTTGGTCGCGGCGCCGAGGGCCGTGTTCGGATCGGCCCAGAGCACCAGCGGGCCGGTCATCGTGCCGCCGGCGATGGGCACGGCCGCCTGCCAGGCTCCGTTCTCGCGACCGTACAGCGTGCCATCGACCGGTGCGTCACCGAGGCCACCGGGCGGACCGGCAGGCCCAGGAGCCCCCTGCGCGCCGGTGGGGCCAGGCGGCCCTGGCGGCCCGTTGGCTCCCGGGACGCCGGGATAACCGACCCCGGGCGCCCCGTTCGGCCCTGGCGGCCCTGGCGGCCCTGGCGGCCCAGCGGGCCCCACGCTCGGGACGACGAGCTGTTGAACCGGACTCGTCGTCGAGTTCGGCGCCAATGTGAACTTGGGCGCGCCGATGGCCGTCGTCAGATGTTCGGTCGTCATCGCGTCGTCCCCTCCACCACAGTCGCCGTGCCTTCCCAGAGGCGCTCCTGGAGGCCGCTCGTCATCGTCCGGACGAGATCGGTGTAGTAGGTTCCGGGCGCTAGCCGCACCGACTTGCTGCGATCGATCACGACGGTGAAGCTGCCGCCGACGGCGTTGGTGATCACGATCCCGTTGTCAGGCGAGAACGTCGACACGATGGCCTCATGATCGGACTCCGCCGTTCTGATCTCCAGCTTCAGCAGCGATCCGGTGAGGTCGATCGGGGTGAATGTCACGCCGTCCGACGCGAGCTGCGAGTAGAGAAACGGCACCACCCAGTCCTCGTTCTTGGCGATGTTCATGACGCCGGTGTAGTAGGCGGGGCCGGCCATCTAGCGCCCCCTGCGCACCGACGCGAACTGCGCCTCGACGTCCTCATAGGTAGCGATCGTCGGCGTCGGCGCATTGATGTCCGCGATGCAGGTCGCCTCGATCCCGCGGCACTGCTGGACGTGGGTATTGACAGCGTTGAACATCGACGTGCACTCGGCCGCCGTGATCGGATAGTGGATCGAGTCCTGGGTGAAGTCCACGGCCGCCGTCGGCGCGAGCGTAGCAGCATAGGCAGACAGATTTCCGATCAGCATCTGGCTCGTGCGATCGGTGTGGACCGGGATCGCGCCACTCGCCGCCGCGAAGGTCACGCCGTCAGCGCTCGAGCTGAATCTCAGCTGAGCCGAGTAGGCGAGGAGCGTCTTCTGGACCGGCGCCGGTTCGGCGTATGGCCGCGTGTCGGGCGGCGGTATGACGACGCTCCCCGCCGGTGGCTGCGCCGGCGGCGTGCCGACCCGAGTCAGTGTGTCGAGTGGATCGTCATACGGGATGATCCGCGATCCCGGATAGGCCGACGCCGGCACGTTCTGGGCGTCGTCGTGAATCGCCTGGACGACGCCGCTGACGCAGTAGAGCAGTCGCATGGGGGTTGCTCCGCTCAGTGAATGATCAAGGAGTTGTTGTTGCCGATCGTGTTCGCGGGCGGACTGAGGACGCCAGAGATGGCCGAGCCTATGGTCTGAACGTTCGAGCCGTCGTTCGCGAAGATGGCATAGGTGGAGTTTCCGGAGAAGGTGCTGTTTGCCACGCGGAGGATAGACCCCACTGTGTTAATTCCAAACTGGCCGTTGTTCAGCATCTTGCACTGTGTGTTAACCTGAGCACAAGTGATACCCATTCCATCGCCGCCGTTGCCTTTGCACGTGACGTAGCCGCCCTTGAGCGACGTTCCGGTCGTGATTATGAGTCCCTCCTGCTGATTGGATGCAGAGATCACCGGAGTCGGGAAGTACAAGTCACCCTGGAGTTCGAAGCCGGACCAGACATTTCCGCTCGAAGAGACCCAGTTTCCCCCCGAGACCAGATACGCTTCGTTGATCATTATTCCATGACTACCGAACCCGTGAACGGCTGTGTCTCTGATCCACGGCAGGCCGCCGGTGAAGACGATCCCTGCCGACCCGACGTTGCTGCCATCACCCGTGATCAGCAGATCGATGATTGTGAAATTATTGTAGACAGCGATGCTTGAGCCGTTCGTGAAATGGAGTTCTGTCCCGAGCGTGTGCCGCAGCATGCTGAGGTCGGCGTTGGCGTTGGCCTGTGAGTAACCGGTACCCGACGGCGCGAAGTTGGTGTCGTTGGGCGGCGCGCCAATCAACGGTGCGCCCCTGACGGTGATCTTCTCGGAGTTTGGATGAGCCAGGAGGACGCTCTGGGTGTAGACGAACTGCTGCGCCACGCCGGACGCGGCGCCGGCGATCTGCAACGTCACTGATCCGTTTCTCAAAATCTTGAATTTGGTCAAGTATTCCATCGCCGCATTCAGGTCGGCGAACTGCGCGCCCGGTCCGTGGACCGTGAAGGTGACAGCGGTGTCGATGAAGTACTCCACGTTGGTGATGAAGCCCTCGATCGCCTTGCGCAACTGCTGAAGATCGGCGTTGCTCGGGGCACCGCACGCCGTGCCGGAGAAGTCGAAGTAGCCGCGGTTGAAGGCGCGGTAGATGACCTCGACGACCTCGCGCTGATCTAACTCTAGCGACGCCGCCGGGACGATCGATCCCTCGATGCCGGCGGCCGGATTGCCGTCGACGTAGGAGGCGTTCGGGTTGGTAGGTTGGTCTAGTGGTTGATTGTAGAGCATTGCGTCTCCTTACGACGATGTGTATTCATCCCACTCGGTAGTCACAGCGAACTGCCACGGGCCGCCCGCAGGCAATGTCGTCCGTACCACGAAGCCTTCGTTGGCGGCTAGCATCAGCGGGTGTTCGCCCTCCAGCCGCTCGAACAGCGTCATACGCGAGGGCGAGAACATCGCCGGCGCGGCGACCGGCGCGACGAAGCTCTGACTGTCGAGCGGGGCGGCGTCGAGCGTCCTGACGCCGGGTGACAGCGGCGCCGTGTTGGCGACCATGATGGTCGACCGCGACGGCGCCATGCTCGTGCGCAGCTGGTTGTTCGGCCCTGTGAAGGTGATGGTCGTGCCGCCAGAGTCCATGTTGGTGAAGTTGCGAGCGGCGAACATCTCGAAGGTCGCGATGCCGGCAGCAAATATGTTTGTCGCTGCGACGCTGAGGCGGACGCGACGCACGAAGGCGTAGAACGGAGCCGAGCCGGAGACCCCCGGCCAGTAGAATGAGTAGATCGGCGCCGAGGTCATCGCCACCGCGTTCGGCATCACACCGCTTCTGGCGACGTGCCCGTACATGCCGCCGTTGCCGTAGTCATACGGCAGCAGCGACACGAGCTGCATCGGCTGCTGGACCGACCCGTCACCCGCCGGCGACACGTCGCGCATGCGGATACTGAAGAGGTTCCCGAGCCCGTCCTTGATCTGCTTGTTGTCTGCCATCTAGAGCATCCCCAGAGCCAGATACTGCGAGTTGTAGAGTTGAGTGAAGTCGAGCTTCTCGAACGGCGAGTAGTCGTAGACGATCTTGGTCTGCGCCGGCTTCAGACGATTGAGGACGCACTCGAGATCACTGGCGATGCCGAAGTCGAGGAGCCGATCAACGCCGGTCTGACTCGAGTTGCAGTGAAAGTACGTGAAGGCGAGAGCGTTGACGTGAATCGTCCAGTAGAAGCGCATCTCGGGCGGCCCGAGCGTCCAGCGATACCGCGTCGGTTCGTCCGGATTGAAGATGCCGGTGGTGTCGCCGCAGCGCGAGACTCCCGCCATGTACGGCGAGAACTCTCTGATGGTCCCGATGCTGTGCCCGAACTGTTGTGCGATCTGATAGAAGAACGCCCGCGATTGAGCGCCGAGCAGCGTCATCTTGGCGACGAGCGCGTCACGCCGCCCGGTCAGCGACGTCGGCGGACTCCGCAGGCACGGGTCGGGCAGGCCCCAGTTGCGCTCCCAGTCCGGCAACAGCTCGAACGTGGTGCGCGGGTCGGACTCGATCTCGAGGAGATCGCCCGCGCGGCCGTCGACGTATCCCCAGTAGCCGCAGAGGCCGTCGCAGACCTGCCAGAGGATGCTCATCGCGTGCTTCGGCCAGGCCTGGCCCTGCGGCAGCATGGTCAGGAAGGCTTCGCGATAGTCACCTCCACTGCGGCGAACATGGCGATCCGACATCCGCGCTACCCGAATGTCACGTCGCCGAGGACCGGCATGTATCCGGGCGCCGGCATCGGCACGTCGCTCGCCACCAGGTCATAGGCGTTGACGCCGGCCGCACCGGCGATGCCCTCGTCCGACCAGGACCGATACCAGAACTGCCCCGGGACCGCGCGGGCGCGGAAGACGACAAGTAGACTCTGCTCGATCTCGGCGCGCGTCGACGCATCGTCGGAGTCGAGATAGCTGATGCGCAGGTTGACCGGATACGGGATCGGCGCCTCGACGAAGAAGTCCTTGACCGCGACCGGTCGCACGGTGTCGATGTAGGCCGCGACTGCGTCGACGTCATCCGGCGTGGGAAACCCCCCGTTGCTGGCGCGCAGGTCGTCCATCATGAAGCGGATGGTCACGGTGCCCATACCCATCTCGAGCGGAGCGCACCAGGCCCGGGTGACGCCCGGCACGGCGAGCGCCCATTGTTCGTAGTCGGTGGCGTCGCCGCCCATCGGCGGTTCGCGGATGCGCTTGAGAACACGCGCCCGCAGCTCGTCATCGGTCTCGTCGTCGGTGCCGCCGTCGAGGGTGCCGACCGTGATCGCATCGATGGCGCCGGTGAGCGGCGTCTGAAGAGCGAGCGGGGTGCCGGGATCGAGGTTGCCGAGGCTGCCGGTGTCGAGGGCCAGGATCGGCGCGGGGCTCGGCAGCCCGGTCGAATCGGTGACGATGTCGGCGGTCGTCTGGTAGCCGACGCCGGTGCTGTAGGACAGCTGGGTCCCGGTCGGGACGGACACGCTGCCAGTCGAGGTGACGAAGACGGCCGTGCCCTGAGCCAGGGTCGCGAGCTTCCTCCCGGTGGTGCCGTCGGCGTTGACGAGCCAGATCACGCCGTGGCGATCGAGCCACTCGGTCTCAGCCGTGTCGGGGAGGAGTTGAAGCGCGAGCCAGTCGACGTACTGGAGGACGAAGTGGCAGAGCCCACCCATCGCATCTGACAGGACGCGGAGGACGCTGTTCGGAACGATGGCGTCGGCGCCCGGCAGCGATCCGCGGATGGCGTCGCGGACGAGCGACCTCACGTCCCTCAGAGTCGGAGTCAACCACGGCATCGTCTACGGACTCCCGATGTCGTAACCCGACGCCCCGACCTCGATCCCGCCCCAGAGGATCTGGTAGCGGAGATCGATCTCGAGTGTTGGTCCGCGATAGATGCGGACGAGGGCGTCGATCTGCTCCTTGCCGACGCGGGTCGCCTCGACCTTGAAGTAGGAGCCGATGCGCCGGTCGATGAAGGGCTGGATCGCCTGACGGATGTACTCCTCGACCCGCATCACCGTGGCACCCTCCATCGCCTCCGAGCCGACGATCTTATCCCGCTTGAGGAGCCAGAGCTTGCAGCCGATCGGCCAGCCGTCCCAGATGTCGGCGTCGTAGTCGCCCCACCAGCCGGCGCGGTCGGTCGAGTCCGGGTCTGGCAGGATGTCGTCGGGCCCGGCGAGCCCGTCGGTGCCGAGGGCGACGATGACGGCGGTGGCGAGGGCCTGAGTGTCGTCGAGGGTCCCGTCGGTCAAGAGGCTCCAGTCGATCGTGACCGAGTACTTCGGGAAGAAGTTGTTCTGAACGAGCCTGATGTCCGGCATGAGCCCCTCACCATCCTGTCGTCACGTCGTAGTCGATCACGTCGGCGATGTCCGTCAGCGCGCGGATCGCGGCGATCTTCGCCGACCGCGCGACGTAGAGGACCTGCTGCCGCTCCGCGATCCGCGCGGCGATGATGGCGACCTCGAACCGCGTCATCTCGATCGATGCCACCTCGTCGACCGGCGTCCACTGGAAGTGACTCCCGGCCCCGAGGAGCCGCGCCGCCATGGCGCCGACCGACCCGTCGTCGGCCGGCCAGGCTCGGCCGTCGACCTCGATCGGCAATTCGCGTCGGTGTTCGTAGATCGCCTCGACGAGATCGATCTGAATCTTCCGGGCCTGCGGCAGGGTCAGTCCCGGCAGCCGCGTCATGAACTGCTGAAAGAACTGGCAGTAAGGAGCGACGTTCCGGAAGCACTCGCGCAGGCCGTGATGGTTGGCCTTGGCGACGGGGTCGAAGTACTCGATCTCGCCCCGCCCCTCGGTCCACTGGACCATCCAGAGGTCATCCGGCAGCGCGCTGAAGTCCATCCCGCCGACGGAGGCGTTATCGACGGCGAAGAGTCCTGACGGATAGGTCTGGAGCCACCAGCGCATTCAGGTCTTGCAGTAGCTGTCGAGCTTGACCTGGATCGGCGACGTCGACCAGCAGCCTGACGAGTCGACGAAGACGCGATTGTTCCCGGTCCGGATGTGGGCGTGGTCGGTCGTCGACTGGCACGACGACGTCGTCCGGTCCTTGTAGTAGACCGAGCTGTCGCTGCCCGTCTTCTGGCTCGACTGGGCGTCGCCGTGGGCACAGGTCGTCGACGTCTGGTTCTGCTCGATCCAGACCGTCGAGTCCTGCTTGTGAAGGGTCTTCTGGCCCTTCTGCTGGCCGCCGGACTGGCCCGAACTCTGCCCTCCCGTGGCACCCGCGTCGCGCTGCTGAGGTGTGCTGCCGGACGACGACGACTGCTGCTGCTGGTTGGAGTTCTTGACGAGGGCGATCCTGATCTTGTTCTGGATGTTCCCCGTCATATACATCCCGTCGACGTTGTTGAGGAGCTGCTGTCCCCACTCCTTGAGGCCGAACATCGCGACGGCGCCCTTCGCCGCGTCCTTCGCGAGGTTGATGAGCCGGTGGCGGCGATCGTCCATGATCCCCATCACCGGGAAGCTCCGGCTCCCGCCCATGAAGGAGACGAAGCCCTCGGCGCAGTCCTGGATCATCCCGCCGGCGCCCTTCGTGGCGTCGGCGACGACGG